TATGTGGATGAGGTAGTTCCATTCGGTACGGACGAGGAATTATTCGATGCTATACGCAATTCTAACGCGTGTACTATCGTAGTAGGTGAGGAATACAAGGGTCGCGTTAAAGGAGCCGATATAGTAGAAAATATCACGTATTTTCCTCGGTTATACGATCTTTCTACCACTAAGATTGTGTCGAAGTAGTATATACGTATTTATAGATATTAATTTGTCTGAAGAGAAAAGTCGAGGTTTTTAAAATTAAAGTTATGCCAAGAATTACTGAAGAAGAAGCTCAACAATTTATTTCCTTAAGTGATGATTTTACGGGAAAAACTGTTTTAGATTGCCCTTTTTATACTCTTACACCAACTGATGACGGTTGGGATAAAGTTACATATTATACTAAACGAAAAGTTAATATGTACGCTAATAAAGATGGAGATTATGACTCTTGGGTTTATGTCTTATCAAACCCTACTATGCCCAATATGTACAAAATTGGGTTTACAAAAAATACTCCTGAAGAGCGTGCTAAGCAAATTTCAAATTCTACGGGTGTTGCTTTACCTTATAAAGTAGAATGGGCTTTTCACTGTTATAACGGGATGAGTCTAGAAGGAGAGGTTCACCGTTATCTAGAAGGAAGTCGTGTAAATGATAACCGAGAATTTTTTCAAGTTTCTTTAGAAGAAGCAAAAGAAGCCATTGAAGAACTTGGAGTTCGGTATCTTTAATCGTATATTTAGGTATAAGAAATAAAGGTTATGCAGGTAGTTAAAATCCCAAACGAAACAATTAAATTCAAATACGGCACTGTTGATAAACATGCTGTTGTATTTCAAGACACTATTGTATATACAGGTAGTGAGCCACAATGTAATCGATTTGTTCATTATATGGATGGATCTTCTGCGGAGGAAATTTTAGAAAGAGCAAAATAGATTTGGTTACCCCAGATTTTATTCGTATATTTACGTGTTTGAAAAAATAAAGGTTATGCAATTATTAGAATTTTTTATTATGCGAGTTAGGTTTACAAACCCATTTCTACTATTAGTAGGTTCAGGATTCGCTCTTTACAACATTTTTTATCCTAATATAGTTTCTTCATTTTTCTTTGGAGCGGCTTTTGGTTTGATTTATTTAAATTATAAAGAGCAAAAAAATGGATAATTTTAAAAAAGCTTTGGTTGAAGCTCTTGAAAGTAACCGCCTAGAATCGTTGGTTCCATCGCGGGAATACACGGAAAATGAGCAGATTTACATGCGTGGTTATACGCAAGCGCTGGAGGATATGCTTGAAGATTTTGAAGCGGATTTCCCCGAATTTATGAAAAATACATATACATTCTCTTTAAATTAAAAGTTATGAGTTACGCAGAAATGGATCAAGAATTTATGGATTTGGTTGAAATGACATTTGAATCTGATTTACGTGTAGAAATTATTTTTGAAGCACTTAAAACTATGCAAGAACATCCTATGGCTTCCCCAAAACTTGCTTTGGAGATTGGTATAAGAGAGTGGGATAAGTAAAATATTTTTCGTATATTTACACAAATAAAGGAAGTAAAATGGCACAAGAAATAGCAGCATTAATAAATGCACTCATTGAAATTGAAGATCGTATTGATGAGCTTTGGGATTATCACCCCGAAAATCCTAATCGTGTTGATGTAGAGAGTGAATTTGACCGATTACAAAAGGATGCTTTGATCATTCAAACTCAAATTAGAGAATTAGGTGGAGAAGATGATGATCGATTCTAAACCTTAAAGAAGCACTCGTGGTGAAATAGGTAGACACGAGGGACTTAAAATCCCTTGATCAGTGATGATCGTGCCGGTTCGATTCCGGCCGGGTGCACAAAAGATTAAGTTCTTTGAAATATAAAAGGGGAGTAAAACGTAAAATCCTAAGAATACAGTCGACGGACTGCTTAGGTAGGGACCTTGACGCTGCAAGCGCGCTAAAGAGGTGAAGCCCCTTACTTATGGTCCGGTAGCTCAGCTGGATAGAGCATCTGCCTTCTAAGCAGACGGTCACAGGTTCGAATCCTGTTCGGATCACTACGCGCTTATAGCTCAGTTGGTTAGAGCATCCGACTCATAATCGGCAGGCCCTAGGTTCAAGCCCTAGTAGGCGCACATAAAAGATACCCCAGGCGTGTATCTCCGGTTTGCTGTTGTACCTTAACAACAGGATCGGGATGTAGATCAGATGGTAGATCGCCTGGTTTGGGACCAGGAGGCCACAGGTTCGAGCCCTGTTATCCCGACAATCTCCCTTAGCTCAGTTGGTTAGAGCGAATGACTGTTAATCATTAGGTCCCTGGTTCGAGACCAGGAGGGAGAGCAAATATAACTTGGAATATTAATTTTTTCATCATATATTTATACAAAAGCAAGTTATTTGATATACGCCCAAGGCGTGAAAAAAGGAGGTTTGGCAGAGCGGTCGAATGCGTCAGTCTTGAAAACTGAATTAGGTGAAAGTCTAACCGGGGTTCGAATCCCTGAGCCTCCGCACTGAGTCTAGCCTCGGGAGAGAACAAGAAATAGAGTGAAAAGCCGAGTTGGTTAAAGCCCATAATATTTCCTCTCCTACAAGACAGCACTCCAGGGGTGCAAATAAATCCACTTCGGTGGTTGACTTTCGGGAAAAGATAGTGAGTGGGGAGTATGCTTACCGGACAGCATCTCATTGATAACCTCCCCTATAAGCCTCAATAGCTCAGTTGGTAGAGCCACTGATTTGTAATCAGTAGGTCGCTGGTTCGAGTCCGGCTTGAGGCTCAAGGTTGAAAAACCAAAAATGCGAAAGTAGCTCAGTTGGTAGAGCATGACCTTGCCAAGGTCAGGGTCGCCGGTTCGAACCCGGTCTTTCGCTCCACGCAGTCAGATGCATCTGGTTTCTTTGTTCCATTCAAAAACAAAGTGGAGCTACAGTGGCAGGAGAGGAGAATCCCTTGGATTACTCCTCTTCTTTATTTATATTCTACCAAAATACAAAGGGGTTCTTTGACATAATACTATTTAAAACTATGGAAACACTATCTTTTACTTTAGGTGTGCTTGCAGTGATTGATCTTTTGATCGTTGTAGGTACGTTTTTGGTCTTAAAGACTTTAAACATCACCCGCAAACAAGCGGAAAACACTCAACGAGAGCTAGATGCTAACGTTAGAGAGTTACATTATGAGCTAGAACGCTCTCGAAATGATTTAGCTGATCATATTAACCTTGTCGAAGAACGAGTTGTTCGACACACCGACTCTCGAGTCGATAAACTAGAAACCAAAGTGTATAAAGATTTTGATCTTTTTCGTACACAAGGTCGTAATTACTAATTAACTACGTTGAAGAACCCCAATGTATTCCCATAAATAACGCGATATAATGCATTACTACACAACAACCACAGCAGGCATCGACCTAAAAATTGAATATATTTATACACGTGAAAACACAGGAGGAAATTAAAGATTATACTCAAATAGTTCACCTATATTATGTGGAAGGAGTCTTTACTAAAGATGATGTTCAAGAATGGTTGGGAGAACTGGACTGTGAATTGTGTGAAATTACAAAAAATAAGATTGTATTTAGTTATTTTGATGATTGGTACCCTACTAGAATGACCGTTTATAAAAGTGGTAGAGTTAAGGTTGAAACTGATTTGGATGAATTCCCATGAATTTAAATAATATATTTAATGCTTTTGAAGATGATGCTCCTTTACAAGAAAAGGCAGTATTGCTTGATCTTCAAAAAACACAAGCATTTAAATTAGGCATGTTCAAAAAGATTATTTGGAATCAAAAGGACATGGAGGAACGAATGGATAAGTTCCTTAAAATGATGCCCGAAATAGCAGAAACAATAGATATGGAAGATAGTGCAGGTGAGTTTGTAACTCATACTAGAGCTTGGACATATTTAAAAGATTTTGACCCTACCTCTACTCAGGGGAAAGATGCTGCTCGACTATTTTCAGATGATTATACAAAAACCGCATGTGAACTCGCACTTTCTTTTTGGGAAGAAAGAGAACACTATGAAAAATGCGCACACATAAAAAGTGTTTATGATCTTTTAAAGAATAACTTGGCGAAATAATCTTCCTAACGTATATTTAGGGTACAGGAGAAGAGAGAAAGAGAGAGAGAGAGAAAGGGTACGAGACGTCACGAGACGTCGCCCAAACATTAATAAAGTTATTATGAGAAATAAAGAATTAGCCCAAAAGAGAATTGAACGCATCGCCGGGAAACTCAAAACTATCCGTGTTATGATTACACGTCAAGGAGTTACAACCAAAGACATTAATGATGTCGTTGATGCTATCGAAAATGAGTTAGGTGATCTTCAAACTATGATCCAACGAGAAGGAGAAGTTTACGGACGTTAATATTAAATAAAAGTTATGAATTTAACAGCAGAGCAAATCCAAGAAAATTGGGGTATTTTTATCTCCAACATCGAAACCCACATCACGGGAAATCGCAAACAATCACTTCTTGACTTCTATAATAAGTATCAAGAACGTATTATGTTAATGCCCGCGGCTCATAAAAAAGAATACCATAATGCTTTCCCGGGAGGATATGTTGAACACGTAAACCGTGTTGTACGTTGTGCTCTTAACCAAGCTAAATTATGGGAAGAAGAAGGAGCGGATATGACTACCTTCACTATGGAAGAACTTGTATTTTCTGCAATCAACCATGACCTGGGTAAGATGGGAGACGAAACTCAAGAATCATATATTCCCCAGGATGATAAATGGAGAAAGGAAAAATTAGGTGAGGATTACAAATTCAATACCCAGGTTCCATTCGCTTCAGTCCCAGACCGAGGTTTATTTATGCTCCAATCTCATGGTATTCAGTATACATTTAATGAGATGATAGCTATCCAGACTCACGATGGTTTGTATGATAAGGCAAATGAGAAATATCTTCTTAATTATATGCCCGAACAGAAACCACGTACTTCCCTCCCATATATCCTCCACCAGGCGGATTTAATGGCTGCTAGAATTGAGTTTGAACGTGAGTGGTTGCCTAAATTGCAAGGTAACGTGACTCCCGAAAAAAAGAATTTTACATTAGATAAACCTAAGAGTGCTAATAATAAGCAACAAAAAGCTCTAGGGTCAATTCAAAGTGAAGGATTAAAGAATTTATTAGATAATCTATGATTATAGCTATTATTATATTATCGATTGTGGTCGTGGTCCTAGGATACACGACTTACAATCTTCTTCGCAAAATTGAAAAACAAGAAGACATTTTATCCGGATATTTAGATTATTTAGATAAACTTTCTCGAGTAATAGAGGTTTCGGATGAGAAATTAAAAGCGGTTGATGCACGAGGTACTTTCAGCAGCGACGATGAAGTGGGCTTTTTCTTTCAACAAATCAAAGGGTTACAAGATATTTTAAATGAGTTCATACTAAAGAAACTCTAACCCTATAGATGCCTAAAAAATCAAAGAAGAATTATTTTACACAAGATACAGAGGATGCAATTGTTAGATATAACAATGAACCTAGTTCTTCAGCCCGTTCTAAAATTTATGAACGAGAAATTCACTATGCTTTTTTTAAGCTAACCGAGAATATCATTCATACCTTTAAATTTTACTATACAGAGGTAGATGAAATTGAGCACTTACAACACGAAGTAATTACATTCCTTTTAAGTAAAATTCATTTATTCGATCCTTCTAGAGGTGCTAAAGCATATTCTTATTTTGGAACTATCGCTAAGCGTTATTTAATTCTCCAAAATCAAAAGAATTATAAAAAGAGAGTAGACAAAGCTCCTGTAGATGAATTGTTTAAAGACGATACATACTCGTATAGCTTGGATGACCCAGATCCAGAAAACCCACCATTAAATCAATATTTAGATTTATTTACAGAATATTGTACTAAAAATATTTATACTTTATTTCCTAAAAAACATGATGCTGAAGTAGCTGATGCTATTTTGGAATTATTTCGTAAACGAGAAGAAATTGATGTTTTTAATAAAAAAGCCCTCTATATCTATATCCGTGAAATGGTAGATGTTAAAACTCCTAAAATTACTAAAATAGCTAACCAGCTATA